GACCGCTCTGCGCAACGGACGGGTCAGGAAGTGCCATAAACCAATGCACCGCTTGATATGTGAGTATCGTCACCGCCAACATCATCAGTCGCGGTAGAACTTTCCAATCATCTAAAGAAGTTGCCGCCATGTCCCACCCTTACATCGTCATAAGCCAAACAAGTCCAAATAAAGCACCTAATAGCACAAAAAACAAGGTTATTCCAGCCGCCCACTCTTTAATGGACTGCACCATCTCAAGTCTCTTGTACTCGTTCTCCCGCTTCTGAACCCTGATCTCTGCCTCGATAGACAATAATTCATCCCAGTGTGATGGTCCATAAACCACCGATATATAGTCTTTTAATTCTGCTCTCATAGCGGAAGCGCGTTTCCTCGCAGCAAAGATTTCCATGGCCTGACTCTCGACCCCACCCCCTAATATCTGAAATACACTGGGGTTCTTGTTCTTGTTCTCTAGAAAGTCTAAATCGGACATCGCGCCCGCCCACTGGGAAAGCTGCTTACCCATGTCTTGCAAGTCCTTGCCTACCTGCATACCCTTCTTGAGCGCAGAAAACGCATTTGAGGCCATAGTTATCGCAGTGACAACCTCTATCATCAGAGGTTAGTTTCTTCGGAGCATCGCTTCGCGTTGTACATCTATACGCTCACGATTGACTCGATTGCGGTTTTCCGCGATGTCTTCTTGGCTTTCTATTCTAGCCGCATCTGTAGCCGCACGTTGTTGTAATTTTTGAAGCTCCATCAACATATCACCCTGATCATCTTCTGTCTTGCGTTGTAAGTCTTTTTCTTTCAACGCCAACTCCTGCATACGAATTTGTACCAATGGGTCTTCCATAGGATCGTTACCAGCAGGTAGTAGCCCTGGAAGAACTTCTGCCATCAACTTTTCCATCTGCATGGAAATCAAAGCTTCCATTTGCGCTGGATCAGATACACGTTGCTGAAGCTCCATAATCTGTTGTTGTGCCACCTCTGGATTAATCGCGCCTCCTTGTGCCGCCAGTTGTGTTTGACTGATCAAACCTTCAATCTCCGCCTGAACCATCTTACGCGCCTTCTGAGATACATGCTCCATTATATGCGAATAAAACGTGCCCATAACCTGCGGAGAAGTCATAACCAAAGGAGTCTTCATAAATGCCATGTGAATACGAATGTGTATCTCGTGATTCTGCTCTGGAAATGTAGTAAGGATTTCTCCCATTAACGCTCTGGCATTCTCAATAGCTGGGTCCAACGGTTGCGGTTCTGGCGGTGGAGGCAATATCTCGTCAATATTCTGAACTTCAAGAGCCTGATACATCCTACGATAGGCTGCGTGTAAATTATGAACCTGTGGATTAGATTGTGCTAACTGCAACTGTGTCTGCGCCAACGTAACCCGTTGTGCCATCGAAAAGATGTTCGGGTCGCTTACAGGTACTACATCTACACGGCTGTCAAAATCTTCCGCCTTAATCATACGATTGCCACCCTCGACATCATATGGATACTCAGGAGGTAAATTATCTCTAAAGATTCTCGCTAAAACCCTAAACTCTTGACGTTGCGAATAATGCAACCTCTTATGTATGGCAGACATTACTTTCATGCCACGTTCTAGCATAGCCACTGTAGTGCCCACAGGAGCCGCTGAATTAGTGTCACCTGTCTGTTGATCCGCTAGTGAAACAAAACGCCTTCCCCCCTCTATGAGTGCGCCCAAAAGCTGGGCAAGCGTAGCTGACGGTTCCTTGTACGGAAGAGGTATAATCGCATCTCGTATGTTGCCCCCAGGAGCATCAATGTCTCTCCACTCACCAGGCTGTAAGGGTTCGTCATCATTACGAACCCTTACACCTCGTGCCTTGAACCCAGCAGGGAGGTTTGCTAGAGTCCCGGCGTCGATCAATTGTCGTAAAATACTCGTAGCCGCACGACCAAGACCACCGATCATGTGAATCAAACCAAAGCCATAAAACCCTAGCCCCGGCATAAACTTGTAATGCACAAAGTATTGCTGCTTTTTAGCTAACCCTGCACCTTCTTCAAAATTACGACGTACAGATAATATGTGACCTGACCCCTCATCCAAAGTAACAATGTACGGTATAGCTATTCCTGTAGGCTCCCCATTGGGAGACATGTCCTCAAAACCCTCAATATCTAAGTCAACATGCATCTCAAGAATAGTGTAAATCTCATCAGAATAAGTGCGAGACGTGCCCTGTATATTATCAATCTTCTCACGAACCTCGTCCTCTTGGTTGTACGTGCTTAACTCTACCTCTTTATAAAATCCCGCAATCTGCATCTTGCGAATCTCATTCGCATCCATGCGTAAGACATGCGTAACACGAGAAGCTGTCGCCAAATCTGATGCAGCATAAGGCACAACCAAATCTTGCGCAGGAATAAACTTTGATACCGCCCGCTGTTTAGCCTCATCGTAATAAACCTTCTTAAAGGTAGAACCTGACAAGGGTAAATAAAACAACAACTGATCCATGTCTGGATCAAACTCTTCCATGACCTCCATAATCTGGTAATTCATGAACTCTTTAACTCGACTGGCCTGTTCTTCCCTTGCTGCGTCCTGTAAACCCAAGACCTGAGTCTTTACTGGACCTCCTGAAGGCAACAACTCCTTGTATGCCTGCGCTTGGAACTGAGTAACACTCTCCGCAATTAACGGATGAGTAACACCAGAAGCTCCCTGAAACGGTTGAGTACGCTCCTCATACTTAACACCAAGTTGATCCAAGCCTTTAGTGTAAGTCTCTTCCCATTCAGATCTAGACTCCATGTCATCTTCATACGACGCTCTAAGATCAGAAGATATTTCTCGTAAGTAACCCTCATCCAGAAAATCCGCCAGGTTAGCGTTGTGAGGAATCTGCTGCTCTTGTTCAGCCCCCTCCATCGCCTCAACCAAGGCTTGAATAATTGCGCCCCCTTGACCATCCTGTATTACCTCCGCACCACCCTCAAAAGTCTCAGGTTGCGGAACAGATACGTCTACAGATGCTGCTGTCGGCATCATGTCTTGGGGTGAAATCCCAGAATCTACAATAGGTGGCAAAGCCATCAGTAATACTCCCGCTTACGGCGATATTCGTTATCTTCTTCGCCCTCACCATGCAAAGAAATAAATCCTCCTTGGCGAAAACGCATTAGTGCTAACGTCATACTATCACAAAAATCATCATGATCTCCATTAGGAAATGAGACAACCTCTTCTATGACTTCGTCAGCAAATTTCTTGTTCGTTGGTGCCCATACTACACCAGCTTCAAACAATGGCGCAACCATGTGCATTCTCGTTACCTTATCACGTCCTTTGCCCGGCGAGAAGCCCAATGCAGGAATACCGCGAAGCCGCAACTCGTCAATGAGCGGCGTGCCCGTCGCTTTCGCTTCGACCAATACCATGTCTGGCTCCCAGTATTCGTGTTCTTCAAAGGCTTTCTCCTTCAATTCAGGGAAGTTCCACCTCCCACGTTGCGCATCCATCAAAACTATGTTGTCAGGGCCACCCTCTTCTGGCTCAAATACGCCCCAAGTCGTAATCGCACTGTAATCCGCACTCTCTTTCTTGGAAAACGCCGTGTCATAGGACTGAAGTATGTATTTTACCGGGGGAATCTCCTCTTTTTCCCACTCTTGCCACCATTCCCGCTTGATTATAGCAGAATCCGACGATGTTGGGGTCTGTTGCCACTGCGCATTCCACTTTTGTACAGGCAATGAAGCCTTAATACCCAGTAATGCGTCCTTCTCCCAGAACTCAGGCCACAATGGCTTGTCAGAAGGCAAGATTGCAGGAAACTCCACAACCTCCCACTGGTCTGACATAATGTCACTACCCTGTGCAGCAATTAAACGACCTGTTAAATCCTTTTTACCCCATCGAGTCATAACAATTATGATAGCACCACCAGGTTGAAGACGCTGTCGAGGACCAGAAGTGTACCACTCATACGCATTGTCAAACGCACTCTCACTCATCGCGTCCTGCTCTGAGTGTGGATCGTCAATAACAAATAAATCCGCACCACGACCCGTTACCGCAGCTCCAACACCCGCCGCAAAGTACTCACCACCAGCACTGGTCTGCCATTTTCCCGCGCCCTTGTTGTCTTCTTTTAGATTAGTATCAGGAAATATGTCTTTATATTGTGGATCGTCTATAAGATCACGAACCTTGCGACCAAACCGTACTGCCAACTCTGTGTTGTGCGTAGCCTGAATAATCTTGAGCTTGGGGTTGCGCCCCAAAAACCACGCAGGCATTAAAAAACTAGCAAACTCAGACTTAGAGTGACGTGGCGGCATGTTAATAATTAAACGCTTTAACTCGCCCCTGGCTACCTTCTCCAGTTTCTCCGCAATAATCCTGTGATGACGACCCTCAATGAAATTCTCATACACATGGTGAGCAAAGGGCATGAAATAATCTTGCGCCTTGTCTCGTATATCTAGTGTTTTCTTAGCCTCAGTTAAGGCTAAGATTTCCTTTAAAGCTTCCTCTGGTAAGGCTTGTAGGTTCATACTTTCCTGCTAATTGGCGCAACCGTTTCTGTTGATGCAACTGTCTTACGTTTTTGACCGGGGCCAGATCCACTTCTTGCTTCACCAGTATATCTTCTTGTACCCGCCCCAGGACGTTGTCTGGTTCTTTCAACCGTCTTCTGACACGTAGGTCCATCAGCCCCGTCAGTTAAAGTATAACCCTCTGGGCATTCATAAACCGTCTCACCATCTTCATTCGTTGATGTCATAGGCGGCACGAAAGGCAAGTCCACTACTACTTCTGGAGGATCTACTTCAATGTCATCATCTTCTACTTCGACAATGACTTCTTCATCTTCTTCATCCTCACCCACCTCAGTAACTTGATTAAAGGGTAACACAACCGTTGTAGTTTTTTTAGTGTCCTGTTCGCCTGTCTTAACCTGTTCGCCTGTCTTAACCTGTTCACCTGTCTTAACCTGTTCGCCTGTCTTAACCTGTTCGCCTGTCTTAACCTGTTCGCCTGTCTTAACC